TGTTGGGAACCCAGGCTAAGCTGATGCTATTGGAACAAAAGGTTGCATCAGCCCTCCCCGCCAAAAGCATGCCCCGGGCGTGGTGGCGGGCCACCAATGGAGGACCTGATCACGGGCAAGACATGCCTCAGGGCCACCAATGGAGGACCTGATCACGGGCAAGACATGCCTCAGGGCCACCAATAAAGGACCTGATCACGCACAGAACATGCATGGCTGCACCAATGGGGTAGCTGATCATGAGCTAAACACTCGTCTCCCAGCCTATCAGAACTACTTCCCCTTTCCCCTCTCTACCCGCTCCCCTCCCTATATAAGGAACCCATTTTGAAATAAACTTTGCAGCTTGATCAGAACTTTTGTCTTGCTGCCATTCTTCGCGCCTCTTGTCCCATCCCTTTCTCATCCACGACAGGCTTGCTCGGGTTCCTGTTTGTTGCTCTGCGGGACAGAGCAAGTGGCGCCCAGGACGTGGGGCTCGATGCCGGCCTCCGTGGACCGCCGTCCCCTGTAACCGGTTCCCTGCACGGCCGTCCCGATTAACCGATTCCCCGCACGGAGCACCGCGGACCACCCGACCGCGAGCCGACTCCTGGAGTTCGTTCCTCATTTCGACGGCGGCATTACTCAAGTAAGACCCAATCATGGGACAAGCATCTTCACACAGTGAAAATGATCTCTTTATAAGTCACTTAAAGGAATCTCTCAAGGTGCGTAGAATTCGGGTTCGCAAGAAAGACCTTGTCTCCTTTTTTAGTTTCATTTTTAAAACATGTCCATGGTTCCCCCAGGAAGGGTCTATTGACTCCCGTGTTTGGGGACGTGTTGGTGATTGTCTGAACGACTATTACCGTGTTTTTGGTCCTGAGACTATTCCGATCACCACTTTTAATTATTATAATTTAATAAGGGACGTCCTTACTAATCAGAGCGACTCCCCTGACATTCAACGCCTCTGCAAGGAGGGTCACAAAATTCTTATTAGCCACTCCCGACCTCCATCTAGACAAGCCCCTGTAACAATTACCACCTCTGAAAAGGCCTCCTCTCGCCCTCCCTCTAGGGCCCCTTCTACCTGCCCCTCGGTTGCAATTGACATTGGTTCACATGATACAGGGCAGTCTTCACTGTACCCCAACCTTGCAACCCTTACGGACCCCCCCATTCAAAGTCCTCATTCTCGGGCGCATACTCCGCCCCAACATTTGCCCTTGCTTGCTAATTCTAAAACCTTGCATAACTCGGGTAGTCAGGATGATCAACTAAATCCCGCCGATCAAGCAGATCTGGAAGAGGCAGCTGCCCAATATAACAACCCTGATTGGCCCCAATTAACTAACACCCCGGCATTGCCACCTTTCCGGCCACCGTCCTATGTTTCTACAGCAGTGCCCCCAGTGGCAGTTGCGGCTCCTGTTTTGCATGCCCCTACTTCAGGCGTTCCTGGTTCCCCCACGGCCCCAAACTTGCCCGGTGTAGCCCTAGCCAAACCCTCCGGTCCCATTGATGAGACTGTTTCTCTTCTTGATGGGGTTAAAACCTTAGTCACAAAACTGTCCGATTTGGCCCTTCTACCTCCCGCGGGAGTTATGGCTTTTCCCGTTACCAGAAGTCAGGGACAGGTTAGCTCCAATACCACGGGCCGAGCGTCTCCTCACCCTGACACACACACCATCCCTGAGGAGGAGGAAGCAGACTCCGGAGAATCTGACTCAGAGGATGACGAGGAGGAAAGCTCAGAGCCCACCGAGCCTACCTACACCCATTCCTATAAGCGGCTAAATCTAAAGACCATAGAAAAAATTAAAACTGCTGTTGCTAACTATGGTCCTACTGCCCCCTTTACCGTGGCCCTTGTAGAGAGTCTTAGTGAAAGATGGCTTACCCCTAGTGATTGGTTTTTCTTGTCTCGTGCTGCGCTGAGCGGAGGGGACAATATCCTTTGGAAGTCTGAGTATGAGGATATTTCCAAACAGTTTGCAGAGCGAACGCGCGTAAGGCCTCCTCCAAAGGATGGACCCTTAAAAATTCCTGGCGCCAGCCCTTATCAGAACAATGACAAACAGGCCCAATTCCCCCCAGGGCTTTTAACCCAGATTCAGTCCGCAGGCCTAAAAGCCTGGAAGCGACTCCCTCAAAAGGGAGCGGCTACTACTTCCCTTGCAAAGATTAGACAAGGCCCCGATGAGTCATACAGTGATTTTGTAAGCCGCCTCCAGGAGACGGCAGATCGCCTTTTTGGCTCCGGGGAAAGTGAGAGCTCCTTTGTAAAACACCTAGCCTATGAAAACGCTAACCCCGCTTGCCAAAGTGCAATTCGGCCTTTTAGGCAGAAGGAGCTTTCGACTATGTCGCCTCTGCTCTGGTATTGCTCTGCCCATGCTGTTGGCCTAGCCATAGGAGCTGCCCTCCAAAATCTTGCCCCCGCGCAACTCCTGGAGCCCAGGCCCGCCTTTGCTATAATTGTCACCAACCCGGCCATCTTTCAAGAAACTGCCCCCAAAAAAATACAACCACCTACTCAACTCCCAACTCAACCTAATGCCCCACAGGCTAGCCTTATAAAAAATTTAGGTCCCACAACAAAATGTCCTCGCTGCAAAAAAGGATTTCACTGGGCTTCAGAATGCCGTTCTCGATTAGACATTAATGGACAACCCATTATTAAGCAGGGAAACTTGAACAGGGGCCAGCCCCAGGGCCCCACTACCGGGATGAACTCCGGGGCTTCACAGTTCACCCCCCAATACCGCCAGCCAACCCCTGCCCTCCCAGTAATCAACCACGCCGCTACGTCACAGACCTCTGGCGAGCAACAGCGGGCAGTGCAGGACTGGACCTCTGTACCACCACCGACACAATACTAACCACCCAAAATAGCCCTCTGACACTTCCAGTTGGAATATATGGACCCTTACCACCCCAGACATTCGGCCTCATATTAGCAGAGCCAGCTCTACCCTCCAAGGGGATCCAAGTTCTGCCCGGCATATTAGACAATGATTTTGAGGGAGAAATCCATATCATTCTCTCTACAACTAAAGATTTAGTCACCATCCCAAAGGGCACCAGACTAGCTCAAATAGTCATTCTCCCCCTCCAACAAATTAACTCCAATTTCCATAAGCCCTACCGCGGGGCTAGTGCCCCTGGGTCTTCTGATGTCTACTGGGTTCAACAAATTTCTCAACAGCGGCCTACCCTGAAACTTAAATTAAATGGTAAGCTCTTTTCTGGCATTCTTGATACAGGGGCCGATGCCACCGTTATATCTTACACTCACTGGCCGAGGAACTGGCCGTTAACAACCGTTGCTACTCACCTGCGCGGTATTGGCCAGGCCACCAACCCCCAACAAAGTGCTCAAATGCTTAAGTGGGAGGACTCTGAAGGCAATAATGGTCACATTACCCCTTATGTCCTCCCCAATCTGCCAGTCAATCTCTGGGGAAGGGACATCCTCTCTCAAATGAAACTTGTCATGTGCAGTCCCAACGATACTGTCATGACCCAAATGCTAAGCCAGGGGTATCTCCCCGGCCAAGGGTTGGGAAAAAATAATCAAGGAATCACCCAGCCCATTACTATTACCCCCAAAAAAGACAAAACAGGCCTAGGATTCCACCAAAATTTACCGTAGTCGTGCCATTGACATTCCTGTACCCCACGCTGACAAAATTTCCTGGAAAATTACAGACCCTGTGTGGGTTGATCAGTGGCCACTTACATATGAGAAAACCCTCGCTGCCATTGCGTTAGTACAGGAACAGCTCGCAGCAGGACATATTGAGCCCACAAATTCTCCATGGAATACTCCTATATTCATCATTAAGAAAAAATCAGGTAGCTGGCGTCTTTTACAGGATCTAAGAGCCGTTAATAAGGTAATGGTCCCCATGGGAGCCCTTCAGCCTGGTCTTCCCTCTCCTGTAGCCATCCCCCTAAACTATCACAAAATTGTTATTGACCTTAAGGATTGTTTCTTTACCATCCCCTTACACCCTGAAGACAGACCTTACTTTGCCTTTAGCGTCCCTCAAATCAACTTCCAAAGTCCTATGCCTCGTTATCAGTGGAAGGTTCTGCCACAGGGCATGGCCAACAGTCCCACACTGTGCCAAAAATTTGTTGCTGCCGCCATTGCCCCAGTAAGATCCCAGTGGCCAGAGGCCTATATCCTCCATTATATGGATGACATCCTTCTTGCTTGTGACAGCGCCGAGGCAGCCAAGGCCTGCTATGCTCACATTATATCCTGTCTTACCTCATATGGACTAAAAATTGCTCCAGACAAGGTACAAGTGTCTGAGCCATTTTCTTATTTAGGATTTGAGTTACACCATCAGCAAGTATTTACTCCCCGAGTCTGCTTAAAAACTGATCACTTAAAAACCCTTAACGATTTCCAAAAATTACTCGGGGACATTCAGTGGCTTCGACCCTATTTAAAATTGCCCACCAGTGCCCTTGTTCCCCTTAACAATATTCTAAAAGGCGATCCAAATCCTTTATCGGTTCGAGCACTGACCCCAGAGGCAAAGCAATCTCTAGCCCTCATCAACAAGGCTATCCAAAATCAAAGTGTTCAACAAATTTCGTATAACCTTCCCCTAGTACTCCTCTTGCTCCCAACTCCCCATACACCCACCGCGGTGTTTTGGCAACCAAACGGTACAGACCCTACAAAAAACGGAAGCCCCCTCCTTTGGCTCCATCTACCTGCCTCCCCATCAAAAGTCTTACTCACCTACCCCTCGCTCCTCGCCATGTTAATTATTAAGGGTCGGTACACTGGCCGCCAACTGTTTGGCAGGGACCCCCACTCTATAATCATTCCATACACCCAGGACCAATTAACCTGGCTCCTGCAAACCTCTGACGAATGGGCCATTGCATTATCCTCCTTCACAGGAGACATAGACAATCATTACCCCAGTGACCCTGTTATCCAATTTGCCAAGCTTCACCAGTTCATATTCCCCAAGATCACAAAATGTGCCCCAATTCCTCAAGCCACGCTAGTTTTCACTGATGGATCCTCAAACGGAATTGCTGCATATGTTATTGATAATCAACCCATCTCAATAAAATCCCCCTACCTGTCAGCTCAACTTGTTGAGCTCTATGCTATTCTCCAGGTGTTCACAGTTCTAGCTCACCAACCGTTTAACTTGTACACTGACAGTGCGTATATTGCTCAATCAGTCCCTCTTTTGGAGACAGTCCCCTTTATCAAATCCTCAACCAATGCTACCCCCTTATTTTCTAAACTGCAACAGCTAATTTTAAACAGACAACACCCTTTCTTTATCGGACATCTTCGGGCCCACCTAAATCTTCCAGGACCCCTGGCTGAAGGCAATGCCTTAGCTGATGCTGCCACACAGATTTTCCCCATTATAAGTGACCCAATACATGAGGCTACTCAAGCTCACACCCTACATCACCTCAATGCACACACCCTACGATTACTCTATAAAATTACTAGAGAACAAGCCAGAGATATTGTAAAAGCTTGCAAACAGTGTGTCGTAGCCACCCCTGTACCCCATCTTGGCGTGAACCCCCGTGGTTTAGTCCCCAATGCCATTTGGCAAATGGATGTCACTCATTTTACTCCTTTTGGAAAACAGAGGTTTGTTCATGTTACTGTTGACACATTTAGTGGTTTTATCTTAGCCACTCCCCAAACAGGTGAAGCATCAAAAAATGTTATATCTCATGTTATCCACTGTCTTGCTACCATAGGAAAACCACACACCATTAAAACAGACAATGGCCCGGGATATACTGGAAAAAACTTCCAAGACTTTTGCCAAAAACTCCAAATCAAACATGTTACTGGTATACCGTACAACCCCCAGGGTCAAGGAGTAGTTGAACGAGCTCATCAAACATTAAAAAATGCCCTAAATCGCTTAGCCCGCTCCCCCCTTGGGTTTTCTATGCAACAACCCAGAAACCTTCTTAGTCATGCCCTATTTCAACTAAATTTTCTACAGCTTGACAGTCAAGGGCGCTCGGCAGCTGACCGTCTATGGCATCCCCAAACTTCTCAGCAGCATGCTACGGTTATGTGGCGTGACCCTCTCACCAGTGTTTGGAAGGGCCCTGACCCTGTCCTCATATGGGGGCGAGGCTCAGCCTGCATATACGATCAAAAGGAGGATGGCCCCCGCTGGCTCCCTGAGCGACTAATTAGACACATCAATAATCAGACAGCCCCCTTGTGTGACAGGCCAAGTAACCCAAATACAGCCCCAGGGCCAAAAGGCTCGCCCTGAGGAGCTCCTTTTCTCTTCTTCCAGGAAGAATGCTCTGCATCCTCATCCTCCTACTGCACCCACGCCTCTGCCCAGTCACAAAGGGAGGACTTGGAAAGCCATCCGGAGACATTTACACTGCCCTCTTTGGAGCGCCATGTGACTGTAAAGGGGGGACTCAGACCAATAATTACGCCACCCCAACTTACACTCAGGTAACAGATTGTGGGGACAAAAATGCCTATCTTACCTATGACACCAATTGGAATGGAGTATCTTCACCTAAGTGGCTTTGTGTGCGCAAGCCTCCTAGTATACCGGTCATTAATGGCCGCCCAGGCCCGTGCCCAAGCGAGTGCACAAACAACATTAAATCCCAGATGCACTCCTCCTGCTATTCTAGTTTCTCACAGTGTACTCAAGGCAATAATACTTATTTTACTGCCATTCTACAAAGAACAAAGAGCACCTCAGAAACCAATCCTGTCACCAGCGGCCTACAACCTCATGGGGTCCTCCAGGCCGGATGCGATGGCACGGTTGGAAAATCGGTTTGTTGGAATCAGCAAGCCCCTATTCACGTCTCCGACGGTGGCGGACCCCAAGATGCTGTGAGAGAGCTTTATGTACAAAAACAAATAGAGCTTGTTATTCAAAGCCAATTCCCTAAGTTATCCTACCACCCCCTAGCTCGCTCAAAACCAAGAGGACCTGACATTGATGCACAAATGCTTGATATTCTGTCAGCCACCCACCAGGCCCTCAATATCTCCAACCCCAGCCTAGCCCAAAATTGCTGGTTATGCTTAAATCAAGGTACCTCCATGCCCCTAGCCTTCCCTGTCAATATATCTAGTTTTAATGCCTCACAAAATAATTGCACCCCCAGCTTACCCTTTAGAGTCCAGCCCATGCCTTCCCAAGTATACCCTTGCTTCTTTAAAGGTGCACAAAACAACAGCTTTGATATTCCGGTTGGCGTTGCCAACTTTGTAAACTGCTCCAGTAGTTCCAACCACAGTGAGGCCCTTTGCCCTGGCCCAGGCCAAGCTTTTGTTTGCGGCAACAACCTCGCCTTTACTGCTCTGCCTGCAAACTGGACAGGGTCATGTGTGTTAGCCGCCCTCCTGCCAGATATAGACATTATTTCTGGTGATGACCCTGTCCCTATCCCTACCTTTGACTATATTGCAGGGCGGCAGAAACGAGCCGTTACACTGATTCCCCTGCTAGTAGGATTGGGTGTCTCTACAGCAGTCGCTACCGGTACAGCAGGACTCGGGGTGGCTGTTCAATCTTACACAAAACTTTCCCATCAACTTATTAACGACGTCCAAGCCTTGTCTAGCACCATTAATGACTTACAGGACCAACTAGATTCCCTAGCCGAAGTAGTCCTCCAAAACAGAAGAGGCTTAGACCTACTCACTGCAGAACAGGGAGGTATCTGTTTGGCTCTACAGGAACGTTGCTGCTTTTATGCCAACAAGTCAGGAATTGTCCGAGATAAAATAAAAAATCTACAAGAAGACCTCGAAAAAAGACGCAAGGCACTTGCAGACAATCTCTTCCTCACCGGCCTCAATGGACTTCTCCCTTACCTCCTCCCCTTCCTTGGACCCTTATTCGCTATCATCCTGTTCTTCTCTTTTGCCCCTTGGATCCTAAGACGAGTAACAGCGTTAATCAGGGATCAGCTCAATTCCCTACTGGGAAAGCCCATACAAATCCACTATCACCAACTAGCAACGCGTGATCTAGAATATGGCAGACTGTAGCCGGTTCCCCTCCTACGGGAGCAGCATACCGCTCGACACTATGCTTTACGAAGGTAATGGACACCGCTAGGTGCAAGGCAAGGCACTGCAAGGAGAGGCCTTACTAAGGCTACTGTCGAGTCTCCTGAGAGGTAAGCTGGCTTGCATAGAGGTTGGTACTCGAAAAATCCTCTCCTCCCAAAAAGGTACCTGTAAGCCTGAAAATTAAGGCTCAGGAGGAGCACAGCCTCTACCTCCCCTAGCTGGTTAAGGTCCGCCTCCTCTTTTTTTAAAGAAAAAGGGAGGAGATGTTGGGAACCCAGGCTAAGCTGATGCTATTGGAACAAAAGGTTGCATCAGCCCTCCCCGCCAAAAGCATGCCCCGGGCGTGGTGGCGGGCCACCAATGGAGGACCTGATCACGGGCAAGACATGCCTCAGGGCCACCAATGGAGGACCTGATCACGGGCAAGACATGCCTCAGGGCCACCAATAAAGGACCTGATCACGCACAGAACATGCATGGCTGCACCAATGGGGTAGCTGATCATGAGCTAAACACTCGTCTCCCAGCCTATCAGAACTACTTCCCCTTTCCCCTCTCTACCCGCTCCCCTCCCTATATAAGGAACCCATTTTGAAATAAACTTTGCAGCTTGATCAGAACTTTTGTCTTGCTGCCATTCTTCGCGCCTCTTGTCCCATCCCTTTCTCATCCACGACAGGCTTGCTCGGGTTCCTGTTTGTTGCTCTGCGGGACAGAGCA